CCAAGATAACCAGCAGTCAAAGCATTGCGTCCACGTTGACGTTCTGCGCCAGCCATAGCCGCTACACTCTGCGCTCTCATGTTAGTATCGGATGCCAACCTAGAAATATCTGTACTGTAGATTTCTTCCTGTCGTTCCATAAATGCGCGTACACTTCTGTCCGTTACATCCCTGCCAGCAAAAGCAAAGAAAGCATCATTAGCTGATACTGATTGTGCATAGTCTTGAGCCATAGCTGTTGCATTCTGAGTTGCCTCAATGCGACCTAGCTCCATGTCTCGTTCCATCTGTGCCGCATTAAACTGAGCTTCTTGCTTTGCAGCTTTGCCAGCCCGAACAGAACCATAAGCACTTACTGCTGAACTAGCAAAAATAGCCATTGTTATTGGGTCCATTAGAATACTAACTCCGCTATTAGGCCATTGACCTGTAAGGGTAACGGCGCTGATTGACTAATAGTTACTTGTGGTGTCCGGCCATAACCCATCAATCTAAATTCTTTGCGTCCAGTAAAAGCATTTTGATCTTGAGATAAATCATCATTAACCTGACGAATAACTAAGTTAGTATTATTAACACTAACAGATAAGGTATTGTTAAGATCAACTACGACACTAGCAAGACTTCTAATCTTAGCACTAACAGGGCCAGATTGCGTGTTGGTATCTATAGGATTAGTTCTAAGATTAACATCAAACTTATACCCGATCTCTGCCGTGTTTAATGCCACTACAGCACTGACATTAACAACGCCACCAGCAACAGTAAACTCACCGATATAGTTATTACCGCTAACAACATTAACAACAGCACCGTTCTCAAAGTCTGACGAAACAGTAAAGATTCCATTGTTACTACTCGTTGCCGTATAGGTTTTAGCCATGTCCATGTTTGAATCAGCTTTAAACTCACAGAGTACATACCTCGTTGTATCATCCCCCATTGGGAAAGCCACATTAGCAAACACCCTATCATCTATAGTAACCGTAGAATGAAACAATCCTTGACTGGTAAACTCAGCCCAGCCAGCACGTTGCTCTGCCCTGTTAGAATTAAACACAGCCATCTTGCCAGATGCGTTTCTAACAAAGACATAACTCTCAGAGCGATCTACAGCCCCGTAAAACGTGTTCATCTCTACAGGCGTGTCTATTAGATGAGAAGACAGAGAGGACACAGGAACAGCGGTGTAGGCTTCCTCTGTGTCTGTAAACAAATACTCACGCACAATAGCGCCACCACTTTGAATGAATACAGTTGCACCATCCAAAACCTGTGGACGAATAAAGTCGCTGCCAAATGGTGTCTGCCTTCTAACCTGTGCGTTAGTGGGCGTAATAGGTTTGTCTTGAAACGCGGGTACATACATTTCAGAAGAGGCAGTGAAGACTTGTAAGTCTCTGTTAGAAACCAAGTGCCTGATCTGCTGAACCTCACCAATGCTTGCTGTCAGGTGTATTGAGTCACTATCGTTGGCATCGCCAGTATCAAAGTTATAATAGGATGCAGACTTGCTCATCCAGATTGTATCTGGCTGCGCTATTGTACCAGCAAAACAAAGTCTATTCTGGTGAAACGTAGTAGCCGATGGAAAACCTCTAACTTGAGAGTAAGATTGTTCAGCCCAGTTTGTAGTAGGCGCGGCAGATGTTACCTTTGGAGAACCCCCACCATCTATAGAAGCGTTAGCAGCACCACCCGCAGTAAATGTATAATGATTGTCATCAATAACACCCAGAATAGTTCTACTGCCGTTAATGTTAGAAGTAGAAATATTGCCTACAGAAGCGCAATCTGAAAGCGTTATTGAATCACCGACTCGCATTCCATGTTTAACGTGGGTTACTTCTACAGTTGTTGAGCCACTAATTGTTTTAAGTGCATTAGCTTTAAGCTGCACAAACAAAGTATCTAACACAGTACCAGTAGCTTGCGAACTACTTTCCACAGAAGTAATAAGTATCTCTGACTCATGGTATAGCAAGGTAATACCAATATGCTTAGAGTTAGGATAACTGCCAGAAAATGTAGACGGATGATAATTTATGTTAGAGCTTAGTACAGCGTACTGCGTACTGGTATGCACTATAGTAATAGCGTTTAACTTCTGACTATCTGTTTGATAAATTGTAATATCAAAAGCACTACCTGCAGCTTTTGTTGCAGTAAAATCTGCATGAGAGTTAATAGCGTTAGTAATATTAGTCGCTAATTCATCTGCATCATAAGCAGAAGTAGTACCTGACCTAAAGCCATTAGGGGAGGAAGGATCAGAAGAACCATAAGTTTCAGAAGTAAATACTATATCTACACCGTTTGATTTGGTTAAAGTTATAGTAGTTCCAACATTTAAATAACCAGTGCCTGAAACAAAAATTACAGAGGTTCCAGTAGTATCAAAGTAAGACACGCCAGACTCATCAGTAACACCAGCGGTAACTGTACTGGCTGTACTAGCATTTGCAGCTAAACCAATGCCGGTTACAGTTTTAAAAAACTTACTGCCTGTTGCAGTGCCACCACTAGCCCCAGTAATACTTTCATTAAAAGTTCGGCCATCATTGTCAGTGCCAGTTACAAGAAAAGTTTTACTAGAGTCATTTCCAGCAGATGTAATTGTAACAATTCTAGGAGTATCAAACGTAGCCACACCGTCAGAAGTTAGAGCGCCACCAATTACAAAACTACTTCCTGATGAAACTGATGCTGATACAGATATACCGTCAGGATCAGCGGTTGCAGTAAAATCGCTAGTTTTTAAAGTAACAGAGCTGGTTGTGCCGCTGGGTGTTAAGAACGAACTTATCTTTTGAAAGTTATAGTAGGGCTGATAGATACGTTCTTTATCAGAGCGAGAGTCAAAAACAAATGAATCAACTTCAAATGTAGTAAGGCTAGTTCTTATGATTTGCCTTGGCATAAACAAGGGATGGCAAATAAACAAAACATCACCAGTTTGAGCAAAAGTATATTCATGCAAGTAACTATTAGAGAAAGGTAAAGAAGCGCCAAATATATCAACAGTAATTGTAGAGGTTAAACTTACTGCGCCAGTAGACGGATCAATAATAAATACCCTAACCTTTTCAGATTCTAAAGATACTATGTACTGTTCATCATCAGAAAAAATAAACGGGATCAATCTCGCCTGATGAGTCTTTGTAGAATTATAAGTTATGTCAGTGTACTTGTATAAATTCTGCAAGCCAGCACGTTTAATCACACCACCTTCGGCGCGAATAAACATATTCTCTACCTTCTGAGCAGACGCAGTATAAACAGCAGTATCAGTTCGGGATGATAGCGATGGACTAACTTCACCAAATTGAAAGTTAGTTATCGGAACCTGTACCTTTTGCATTAGCTGCGCCTATTACTAATAAATCTTGATGTGTCCAGCTTACGAGTTGTTTGTGATTGTGAATCAAGACCTCTGGCCTTTGCCATAAGCATTGCGCCCTTCTGATCCATAAGCTGAGAAAGGCTACCATCACGCGCTAGTGAGATAGCAAACACAGACGCAAGCTGAAACTGGACAGCCATTGTAAAGTAAGAGGGCCAGTATTCTTCTGTAACTCTGTATGTGTAGTCTGCAATAACTACATCAGAAGAATCGGCATCACAGAATAAATTGTCGCTGTAGGTTTGAAACTCAATGTTAAAACCATTTACAGTAAGAGCATGAATCATAAGTGAGTTGTTTGGCATTTGATATGCGGCTTCATATCTGCCAGTAGGTGTAGCGCTTAGTCGGTTCAATACAAGTTGATCCGTTGCAAAGCGCCACCGAGTGTTAACTAAAGCTGATTGGGCTACATCCTCATACATATTAGAAGCAACCAGTGCTTCACTGTTTCCATCATCAAATGACGTAATAGGCTCGGCACCAATTAGAATTAGTGCGCGGCTACAAATGTCAATCGGACTGTTGGATGCTGTGCTTGCCATACTGAGTGGTTAGGGGGCCGAAGCCCCCTCTCCTTAATCGCTGTCTGTTTCAACAACGGCTGTGCCATCAGACACATCCACTACTGAACCAGTATTAGTCAGTACAGTTACAAAGTTAGTTGTAGGTACGTTTGTATCCTGCACGATAATCAAATCACGAATGTTTAGCATTGCTGCTGCATCATTAAAGTAACCCGAAGAGTTGACCGTAGCGATAGCATCTGCTGTTCGGTACATCCAAAGGGCGGCACCACTGGCACCTCCGATACGATGTAAACCTGCTGCTGCGTAAGCCATGATAAAGTTCCTTTCTTAAGAATTGTTGTCAAGAACTTCACAAATACCATTGGCGTCAATAGCGACTGCGCCCATAGACATCATGGAGTTTGCAAGGTGGGATGCTTTTTCAGCAATATAATTGATCTCAGTAGCAACGTCTGCGTTGATACCAAGGCCGATTGCTGATGTATGATAAGCCATATTCTTACCTGCGGTTACAGCAGAAGTAGAGAATACTTTAAAGCCCATGAACTCTTTCATGGTCATGCCACCTGCAAACGGCAGGTTTTGCTCACCAACAAAGTCAGCAGAAGCAAACTGAGTAATGCCAAACATATCAGCATAACCCTTGGGGTGCATTGCCAAGTAACGCTGCCCGTCTTCTGGAACGTCATTAACGCCCATAGTTTCAAACAGAGATAGAATGTCAGCAATTTCAAGAGCCGAGCTAGTATCGTGGATTGCAGTTCCACCAGCCGCATCTAAAGCTGCAATGATTAGCTCGTCGGTCTTACGACCAAGAGCCGCAGCGGCAGATTGAGCAACAGCTTGGCGCTCGTTGATGTTAGTCTTCAACTCGTCCAGCTTGTCAATATACTCAGGAGCATAGAAGTCAGTCATGGTTGCTTCAACGGTGGTGTGCGCCAGTTCCATAGGAGTGACATTGCCGTTGCGTGATTTAGTAGTGGCAACGCCAGAACCAATCTTTTGAAAACGAACTACAGACGCAGTAGCGTTTGTGGTACGAACAGTGTTCCGCAGTTTAGAACCCATGCGCTGGTATGCCAGATGCACATCGGATTCAAACTGCTTGATGAAGGCTGTGTCTATTGTATTAGCCATTTCAAGAGTCCTTTATTAAGGTTGCATTTGTACTCTGGGTATCCTTCTGCATCCTCAACGTAGGTATCCTAACGGGCTACTCAGTGCATTACGGGCCGTGACGCTAGAGCGTAAACATTCTTTCTGTCAGGATTGCAACGCACAAAATGCACTAAGGTTGTACCATCTTCATCATCTATATACCCAGCGGGTGTAAATCCAAGCCATGCTGCCCAGTTAAGAGAGCCTTCGCTT